CCTGCATATTTTAGAAAAGATGTTGCAATTGCAGGATCAGGAGATATTACTTGGACTGGACCAGCATTAGGAACAACACACTCATTCTTTTTTGATGGTCAAACAAGTAATGTAGTTGCTGGAGAAATATTAACATTTTCAGGAGGACAAACAGCTGAAGTAATCACAGTTGAAAGTGATGCTGGAGCTGATGGTGAATTATCAGTTAGATTTATCTCAAATATTGATGAAGGATTACCTGTAGATGATGATACTTTTACTGGAGATATTATTGGAGATGGAACAGTTAATGGAATAATTCATCCTAGAAGTTATAAACCATATGATGAACACAGGCTTTTACAAGATCTAAATGATAATGGAGATATTGCTGGTGATGATGATTTATCAAGAGTAGATCCTATTGCTTCAAGTAAAGATACAGATCAAATTATTAATCTATTAGGTAATATGAATAATAGTGATGAAGTTATTCAACATATGTATGGTGGTTCAGTAAGTCAAGATAGTGGAGATACTTTATATTCAGGTGCTGATATTCAAGTAACATCACCTAATGCAGATACTCAACCTATTTTAATTCAAGATGATGCAATTATTACAGATTATTGGAAGAATGCTTATAATCCAGATTCTGTTGCAGGAAATGTTAGAATTATGATTAAGACTAGAGAAAATGGTGTTGATTTTGATGGTAAAAGGATTAAAGGAAAACTTGCAGAATTTGGAGATTCTTACTTTATAGGAGGAACAACTTTAGGTTTAGGTACTACTGCTTTGGCTTTATTCTCATCAACAGATGGAAATAATCAAACATCAGAAGCTACTGTTGCTGGTGCACCTTATAATACTGTTGTATTTACTGAAGGTTACCAATTAATTGATTATGGAAATGGTAATGGAGCAACTCCTTTTGGTTTAAGTACTGATTTTGGTTCTGCTAATTCATTAGAAACTTATGAAAGAACTAAATATGTTGGAAGGAGAGGAACTGCTGAAACATTATTTGGTAGAGATGCTACTTATTTTGATGGTATGAATTTAAATTTCCCTTATGATGCAGAATCAGCTAATTTTTCAGAAGATGAAATTTTAGTTTGGGGAACAGTTATGACTTATACAGGTCAAACAACTAATCTTACAACTGGAGAAGTGGTTACATTTTCAGGAGGTTCAAGAGGAAGATTAATTTACCAAGATGATGGTGGTGCTACAGGAACATTAATATTTGATATGAATGGTAATGATTTACCTTCTGCAGCTGAAACTATGACTGGATTAACATCTGCTGGTGATGGTACTTTAGCTACTGTAGGAACTAATACAACTGCAGGAACTGGTACTTTAATTGCTTTAGATGATGATGGAACTACTGGAAATATGTATGTTTCAGTATTAACTGGAACAACTCCAATTGATGATTCAGAAATTTATGGAAGCACAAGTAATTCTAATTGTTTGATTAATGGAACTCCTGCTACAAGGACTATTAACAATCAATTCATAGGAAATTATACTGGTACAAATTTTCAGACTAATTTTGGAATTGCAATAGATTCAACTGATGCAATTGTAGGAGATATTTTACCAAACTTACTAGGAGTTAATCAATTACCACCTAATAATCAACAAGGAGTAATCACATCACTTAAAATAGGAGATACTGTAACAGTTTATCCTTGGGATGGAACTTCAACAGATGTTAATGGTGATGCAGAACCTGATTTTGATGAAGCAACATTAAATACAGGATTAACTAGTGGAGTTTCAACAAGTGTTGATGTAGGAACAGGAAATATTCCCACAAATACTCCTGCTGCAGGATTTTTGAGAATTGAAAGAGACTCAGATAATAATTATGATTTATTGGAGTACTCAGCACATAATGGAGATGATACTTATACTTTAGTGGGTACTGCCCCAAGTACTGCAACAGCAGGAAATAATGTTATGAGAGCATTCCTTGATGAGGAAGCTACAGCTGATGGAAGTTTAAGTTTCACAGCTATTTATGGTGCTCCAAGCACTAAAGTAGCAATCAAAGTTCAAAATGGTTATACTGCAGTCAAGAATGGGCCTATTAAACCATTCCCTACAACCTCAGAATTTGGTTCAACAGGATTTACAGTTGGTGCTGTAAGAACAAGTGATGCTTAAAACCATCACTTTTTTAAATATAATAATTTAGTATAAATTAAAATGGCTATTTCAATAAATTGGGTAAGTGGAGTTGTATATATTCCTAAAAGTTACATGAATCAAATACAAACTGTACCTGTCCCTGCTTATGAATTAGATGTAGATCAAATGAGATTAGATATAATTGATTTAAAAGATAATCCTGATGGAAGGCCATGGCCTAAAACCCATATCCATGAAACTGAATCTACTTTATCAGGAATTCTTTATTCAAGAAAAATTAAATATTTACCACCATATACTTTTACTTTTGAAGATGATCAATATTTAGTAGTATTAATTGGTGGGAATAATAATATTTCAGATAGGAAAAATTTCAATCAAGTTTCATTAACAACTAATAATTCAGCAGGAAAACAAGTAATTCAAACAGGATCAGGATTGACTACCGAAGAACATGATAAATTAATGGAATTATTGGAAATGGGAGAATTTTTAAGTTTAAAATAAACTTATTTTAATAACCTTTATAAATATTAAACATTAATATTTCTTTATATGGCAATATCTGATTTAAATAGGAATGAACTAAAATCAAATTCTAATCACTTAAATACTAAAGAAGTTAGTACGATTGTTGATACAGTACAAGAGAGACATTTAGCAGGACCAATCCACAAATATAGATTAACTAATTTTTTATATAAGCCACCATTTGGATTACCTAGAAATATTAATATTCCTTTAATAAGGGACATTTCAAGAAGTATTTATGTTTATTCTATCATTAATAGGATTATTGATGAAATAGTTACAACTAAGTGGGACATTTCACCTAAAGAAGGTGTTGAGATGACCAAGGAACTTGAAACTAAAAGGAGAGCAATGATAGAATTTTTCAAAAATCCTAATTCTATGAATATTGGTTTTGAAGATTTTGTAAGACAAATTTTATTAGATACAATAGTTTTAGATTCTGGAGTGATTGTTAAAGTTTTCAATATGTTTGGTGAAATGGTTGAAATGAAAGCAATTGATGGTGGAACTATCACTAAAAATCCTGATATTTATAATACTTTTAATGAAAGATCTGATTTAATTTTAGATCAGTTTAATACTTCTTTTGAAATTCCTCAAAATAGAGATATGACCGAACAGGAAAAAATTAAATTAAATGGAATTCAAACTCAATTCAAAACAATTTATAATGATACCGCAGCTTATTTTCAATATTCTAATTTTAGTAATGCATCAGCACCAATTGCTTTTGGTAAAAGAGAGTTAGTTTATTTACAAAAAAATCCATCACCTGGTGGAGTTTATTCTTATGGATCTCCAGTTCAAGCAAGTGTGGATACTGCAATGAGTTTAATTTTTGGAGGAAAATATAATTTAGATTATTTCTTGAATGGAAATACTCCTGAAGGAATTATTAAAGTTGCTGGAGCTGATGAGGATACTTTAAATTCTGTTAAAGAAAAATTACAGAATAAAATGCAGATTACTGATAATAATTTTGGTATCAGTCGTAGGATTGGTCATAATCTACCAGCAGTAAGTTCAGATAATGTTGAATTTATTCCAATTAATTTCACAAGTAAAGATTTAGAAATTATTACTCAAGCCAAATGGTTTATTAGATTATTATGGCAAATGTTTGGTTTAAGTCCTGATGAAATGGGAGATACTGAAACTTCAAATAGATCAACTGGAGACACTCAAACTAGAAATGCATTAAGAAAAGGATATACTCCTTATATGAATTTATTAGAATATAATTTTACTAGAAATATTTTAACTGAGTTTGAGAATGGAGATTTATTTGAATTTAAATTTGATGATTCTGATCCTGATGCATTTAAACAAAAATTAGATATTGCAGAGCAAGAATTAAGGATGGGGATTAAAACTCCTGAAATGATAGCTGAAGAATTTGATATTGATGTTGAGATCTTAAAAAAATCTCAAGATGAACAACATGAAAAAGATATGGAGAAATTAGGGAATGAACAAGAAGTAAATAATAATTCTCCAGAAAATAATGGTGATTCTAAAAATAATTCAAATCAGAATAATGCTAAACCAAATAATAAAGAAGAAGTTAAAAGTAATGAATTAAAATCAATAGTTCGTTCTGGAAATAAATTTGTAGTACTAGATAAATCTGAAAAACAAGTTATTGGAACTTATGATACTTTGGAGGAAGCTCAAGCTCAAGCTGCAGGAATTGAGATAAATAATTCTGATGAAGAAACTAAAGGATGTGAAGAAGTTGAATTAAAAGAAGCAATAGAATCTGAAGAAAAAGTTGATAAATTAAGTTTATCTCAAGTTCTCAAAGTTATTAAAGCATATGTTAAGGATGATGAGAAGGCAGAATTGGATGAATTAATTGAGTTGAAGCACAAATATACTAAAAGAACAGGAAGTGCTGGTAATTATCAATATGAATATGATGGAGCTAAAAAAAAAGAACCAAAAATTTCAGAAAATAGAATTGAAGAAAATCATGTCATTATAACTAAAGAAGGAAATGAAGTTAAATTTACAGGAATTGAATATGTTGAAGGTAAAAAAGCAACAAATGAAGAAATTGTGATAGTTAAAGAAAGTATTAACAAATTTGATTATAAATTAATTGGCGATCCCAAATATTTAAATAATAGATTAAATAATTCTAATGCTTTTGTAGTTCCAGGAGATAAAGATAAAAATATTTATATTTGTGCTGATGATGGTTTTTCAAAGAATAGATTTGAAGGATATATTGATTTTGTTAGATCTGAAAAATATGGTGAAAAATTCAAAGAAGAAATAGAAAGTTTGAATCATAATGATTGGAAAAGAAAAACTATTTTACATGAAAATGGCCATTTAATGGTTTTTGAAAAATTTGGATTTGTTGGTGGTGCAAGTTTGGAATCCCAAGATTCAAAAATGATTCCTTATTTGGATTTAGCAGTAGAACATTCAGGAAATAATGAGAGAGTACATTTAAATGAAGTTATGGCGGAAGATTTAAGAATAATTAATGCCAAAAGACATAATGATAATACACAACACATATTAAGTAGTAAAACCTATAATTTTGATATGGAAGAAAAAAATAATAAAGATTATGAAAAAAGATTAAAATTATTAGAAGGAGTGTTTTTTTAAAATGGAAAATAAAATGAAAAATTGGCATGATGAAGGAAATAATGATATTGTTCTTGGAGACAAGAAAAATAAAACTGAAGTAAAATCAAATAATATAAAAACTCCGTTAGAACAGGTTATGGGTGAATATGTTTCTGCAGTTAATGTTAGGACTGGTGAATTATCTAAAGAATGAAAAAAAAGGAAGATTATTTTGCTGATATTTGGAAAAAATTTAAGAAGAAATTTCTTGATGCATTGAAAATAGAATTAACTTTAGGAAATAAAATTTCTATTAACATGGCCAAGGACCAGGGAAAAAAAACTAATTTAAATCCTATGAACTTGAGTAAAAAAGATGTTGATAGTTTGATGGAATTATTTGAGTTAAATGTTACTGATGCCAACAAAGATATTTCAAAAAGAGTTAATAATGCAATTTTAGATAATACTTCGCAAAGAGGAAGTAATAAAGATTTAGCTAAAATGATTAAAGGAATATTTGATGAAGAAAATTCTGATCATTTTAATTATAAAAATAGATTCAATACTATTGCTAGAACAGAAAGTTCAAGAGTATTAAATAATAGTGCATTTAATACTGCAAAAAGATTAGGTGCTATTAAAAAATATCTAAATGATGTTCCAGATTCAAGGCAAGGTGAGGATAGTAAAGTTGCTATGAGAAAGTATGGATCACCTGAAAAAGCAATACCAATTGATGATAATTTTGAATTCACATATAAAAAGAAAAATTACAGTTATTTGATACCTCCTAATAGACCAAATGATAGAGAAATTCCAATCTATGTCTTTGAGTAATTTATAAATACATTTATAAATAATAAAAATTATATTTTAAGTAACCACATTTAAAATGGTTATAGATATAAAAGAAAAACAAAACTGTGTATATTCTTCAGCTGAGTTTAAACTCTCTGAAACTGAATTGAAGTCTGAAAAAAAGCTTCATTTAGAAGGTTTTATTTCTACTACTAAAAAAGATTCTAATAATGATATTGTTTCTGAAAAGGGACAATTAAGTTTAGTATCTCAAATTAAAGAAAGAATCAAAAATGGTACTCATGTTACTATGGATTTGGATCACGAAAGTTACGAAAGGGACAAGAATGATCCACTAAAAACTACTGGAGTTATATTAAATAAAATTCCTGTAGCTTTAATTGATGATGTTGAATTAGTTAGAGTTGATGGTATCACTAAAACTAAAGTAAAAGCAACTGTTAATGAAGATCACCCTTTATATGAAAGTATAAAAAGATCAATCAAAAACAATTATTTACATTCTTTTTCAATTGCATATAAAGTAATTGATGGATTTATAGATGTGGTAGATGGAGTTAAAACAAGAATTTTAGATGATGTTGTAATCAGAAACATTGGAATGACTGGTGTACCAGTTAATGATGATGCAGGTTTTCAAGTATCTTTAAAATCTTACATTAAAAAAATGGAACAAGAAGAACAAATAAAAAATTTGACTGAATCCATGACTGAATTAAAATCTAATTTGGAATCAAAGGATACAGTTATCGCTGAATTAAAATCTCAGTTAGAGGAATCAACTACTAAAGTTGATGGAAAATTTGAAGCCCTTGGTGTTGCTGAATTGAAATCTCAATTAGAAAAAAATACTGAATCTTTGAAAGAAGTTACAGAATTAAAATCTAAAGTAGAAACATTAGAAACAACACTATCAGAATTAAAATCTAAAGGAATTCACAAAGCACCTGCAGGAAATGCTGCAGCTGAAATTAAAAATGAAGATGTGAATTTGTTCACATTAATGAATTAAAAATGACTAATGCAGGAATATTAACTGGAGTAGATGCTAACCAACTTTTTTTAAAATCGTTTGGTAAGATGGAAGATAAAACACTTTACCAAGATCCTTGTGGATTTTATTATGGTACTGGATATAAAGTTGATGAACTTAAATCAATGAAAGCAGCTTATGTTGAAGAATTAAAATCCTTAACTACTACAACTGGTGGTGCAGGTGCAACTAATCAAACATTAATGCCAGCATTTTTTGATTTAAATATAACTGATTTGTCAAGGAAACAAACTCCAGCAACTGTATTGATGCCTAGAGTAGCAACAAAAAGTACAATCTTTCAATTTGATCAAATTACTGCTAAACAAACTGCTTATGCAGGAGATGAAGGAGATGCTTTAACTGCAGGAACTGATACTCCAGCTGTAGCTCCAGGTGTAGCAAATATGAAATATATTTACTCAAGAGGAAAAACAACTGGTCAAGCTAAAATAGCTATTCCTAGTTTCAATTTAACTGGATTTGAACCATCTCAAGGTGGAGAAGGTAATGGAATCTCAGGTAACTTTGGAGACAGAGCAGGAGCTGATGGAATTGGTTTAAATACTATGACTGCAGCAAGAGCATTGAAAGAATTTGAAGAATCTTTGATCTTTAATGGAGATACTGGTGTTGATGTTAAAGAATTTGATGGAATTGTTACATTAATGGGAACAACTAACACTATTGATAAAGTTGGAGCAGGAATTGCTTTAAGTGATATTAATACATCTGTTGGTTTGGCTGTTGCAGATGGTGGATTACCAAATATGGCTTTTGCTTCTATTGGTGCTTATAATCAATTACTAAACTTAGTGTCTGATAAAATTGGATTCTTACAACCAAGTTTCTTAACTGAATTTGGATTTGCTGCAATTTCATTCAACACAATGTCTGGAAATATTTCAATGATCGCTTCAAGATTCTTAGATAATACTGCAACTAATGGAAGTATTTATTTCTTGGATATGAGTGTTTGGGAAATGAGAGTTCTTCAAGATATGGTTATGGAGAAATTAGGAAAAAGAACTGATAATGATGAGTTCTTTATGAAAGAATATTTAACTCTAATTACTAGAGCTGAACAATTCAATTCCAGTATTATTAATATTCTTTAAGAATATTTTTTTAATAAAATAAAAAATGGCTAATATTGATGTTACTCTAAATAGATTTGCCCCAGTTGGTGGTGCATCTAGTGAAGGAGATAAATTAGGTAGTTTAAGATCTACCACAAAAGCAGCTCAAAATGATACTATTACAATAACTGATGCAGTTGAAGTTTTAGATGCAGATTTGAGAATTGCAGCTACAGGAGTGGCTGAACCCTACACAATTTCAGGAAAAGAAATCACTTTAACAAGTGCAACTACTGGAAGTGTTAGAGGAAAAATTACATATAGATAGAAAGTGGCAAAAAATTTAAATTTCCAAAAAGTAGAGAAACCCTTTGAAACAAAAGGAAAACAAGGCATCATGGATAAGGATGAAAAAGATACTGAATATGTATGTACAGGAAGAAGTAAATTCGGAATTGGTACATATGCAGTAAGAAAAAAAAGTTCAGGTTTTAGTAAATCTGAATAAATTTTTTTAATAAATACATTTATAAATATAATTCTTGATAAATACTTATGGTAAGTATAGTTTCAATTGCAGAAGTAAGAGCAAAAATAGGAATTCAGGATGATATTATTTCTGATTCGACAATCCAAGAGCTAATAGATTTAACAGAATCTAACACTAGAGATATTCTAAAAATTAACATAACTCCAAAAATTAATATTGATGTTATTAAACCTGATAATAATAGGCAACAACAATTAAGGAGAAAATTCCCATTAAAAATAATCTCGGTAAAAGTTGGGACTAGAGAAGTTGATCCTAAAACAATTTACTTAAATTATATTGCAGGATTAATTAGTTTTAAATCAAATTCAAGTGAAGCAATATTTGCAACATCTGTAACTGAAAGAGTTAAAGTAAAATATCTTAATGCATTTATTAGTAAGAATGAAGATGTTATAAAAGAAATTGATACTGCTGATGTAACTTCAGGATCTGATGTTAGTGTAAATGTTGGTGATGCAGCAGATATGATTGTTGATGATTATTTTATGTTTGAAGATCTTGAAGGTAGTGTTGAAGTTGCTAAAGTAACAGATATATCTGGAGCTCCAGTAATTGTATTTGATAGTTTGATAAATGATTATGTAATTGGATCACTTTTAACTAAAATTAAGCCAAATGAAGTGCTAAAACAATATATTTTATATGAATCTGCAGTTGCATCTGCTGTCAATGCTATTGGTGGATCTTATAATTTTAATACAAGTTATTCTATTGAAGGAGTTACTACAAATCTTGGTGTTCCTCACCCACACTTTTCAAAAACAGTAGATGAATTAAAAAAATTAAGAGACAAACAATGGGAATTATTGCAGAGTAGAGTGGTGAGTATAGCATAAAATGACAGCAGTTCAGGAATTGGCAAGAAAACATTTTGGCCAAGATGTAACTAGAAAAAGACCTCAACAAGATTTTAATAGTGCTGGTCAATTAGAATTAAATTATGATGTTATGACTCCAGCTACTGAAAATGTAGTAATTGTGAAAAATAAATTGAATAACAATCAGGAAATAGATGGAATTAAACAAATTTTTCCTGCAAAATTATTTGGAGCAACAACATTAGATATTAAAGATTATGATGTAATTGTTACTGCAACAGAACAATTTCAAGTAGTTAATGCTCAAATCAAAGCTAATAGTATTACTGGGACTGTTGGAGCTGATACTCCTTATTTTTATTGTGATCTAACTTACTTTGATCATGATACTGTAATTGAAAATTAAAAATGGTAGTGCCTAAAGATATGGATAATTTCATAGCAGATGTTATTGAATTATTCGGTTTTCTTTTAGCTAATGAAATTGGAAAAAGTCAGTTAGTGCCTAAAGATACAGGACACATGAGAGATACTTTTGGTGCAACATATGAATTTACTAGAACTGATAAAGGTAGTAAATTGAGTTACACAACTCCATTTTATACAAAATATGTACATGATGGTACTATCAAAATGAAAGCAAGGCCTTTTGTTAATTGGATTTTAAATTCAAAAGGAGAAGAATTATTAAAACAAGCTTTCAGAATTACTGATAGAAAATATTCTAACAAATAACTTTATAAATTCCATTGACTAGAATTTAATTAGTTAAACAGTCTAAAGTTAGACTTAAAAACTAAACCAAGTGGTAAAATGGGAGTATTAAGTACAATACAAATAAAACAAGAATTATTGAATTTATTTAGAAATTCTGATATAATAACAAAATCTGTTAGAGGTGTTACAACAGATACTGATAATTTTGCAGTATCAAGCACAGTTTCATTTCTGGAATTGGGTGTTGATCCAGTAAAAAATATTAGAAGTGTTGTTAAAAATGCTGCAACTCTAGTATATGGTAAAGATTATAATATTAATATTTATGGAAAAGCTGCAAGTTTATCTAAAAGAATAAATTTCACAGTAGATTTAATTAATGGTGATGATGTAGATATTACTTATGATTATACTACAACTATTGATACTAAAACTAGTAATCTAGTAGGAGATAGAGTTTATGCAGATTTTCCTCAAGAATTTGTTACAACAAGTAAATATCCTAGAATTGGATTTGAGATTGATGGAATCCCAGGTAATCCTAGAGATATGCAACATAAATTATATCAAAAAAATGTTTTATTTAGTTTTGGAGTTTTTTCCAAAAGTGGAACTATTGATTCTTATTATGAAGCAATGGATAATGTTTTATTTTCCAATAGAAAAAAATTATATTATTTAAATGTGTTAGATTATAAAGGTACAAGTCCTAAAGAAATAACACCAAACACAAATAACACCGTATTCCAAATTTTATGGTCATATAATGCACCATTAGAATTTGAAAAAGAAGAATAAAAATAAATAAAAATGGCAAGAAAAAGTTATAGTTTAGATGCTATTAAATTAGGGTCTCAAGCAGATTTTGATACTGAAGCAGTATCATATAATATTGCTGATTTTGGTTGGTTAGTATCAGCTGAAGTAGTAGTAGATAGAGTTGTAAATCAATTTAAAGGATTGAAAGGTGGAACTGGTGGCCATGTAGCACAGAAGAATATTCAAATGCTAACAAAAGTTACAGGTACGATTACATTTAATCCAACTGATTTTAAATTTACAAGATATGGTCCTGGAGGTTATTCAGATAATGGTTCAAATTACACAATTATCTCACAAAAAGACATTCCAGAATATTTGTCATTGAAAGGAAATTATGATGGAACAAAAGCAATTAAACTTACTGGTTTGGCATTTAATAATATGAATATGACAGTTAATGCTGATAATATTGTTGAAGTTACTTGTCCTTTTACTGCTAAGTCAGTTGAGACAATCACAGAATCAATAGAGTATACACAACCAACAATAAATCCTTTAACATTTATTGATGGAAGTTTAACCTATAATACAAATGGTGTATTAATTAATAGTGCAACAATTAATATGGATCTAAAAGCCTTACCTAAAAGGAATTTTGAAAATGTTGCAGCAGATAGTAAATTTTATATATCTTCAATTACTAGGACAGGATTTGTTCCAAGTTTTTCAGGAAACATGGATATTGAAGATGCTACAAACGAAATTGAAGACTTTTTAGGAGGAGTTAATGGAAATATACTAAAAGCTGATTTTGATATTGTTCTGAACTTCGTAGATGCTAATACTGATGCTCATAGTATGACTATTACTGGATGTATAGATACTAAGTTTAGAAAGACATTAAGTGGTGATGCTGATAATGTTAAGAATTATGATGTTGATGTTGTTGCTTTAGATTTAAGTACTACTGGAGTGTTATAAAGTGAATCAAAATATTAAAAGAAGAATTTTAGGAACTGAAAAAGTAATCTTGGTTGATGGTACTGAAAAGGAAATCAATATTTTTGCTGTAACTTTATCTGAAAAAAACCAATTATCAAGAATTCATAGGAAAAGAGTTGTTATAGGTACAGGTAATAATAAAACTGCTGATGTAGAAATACATGATGATGAAATTATTAAAGGGATGTTAGATATTGCTTTTCAAGGACAAATATTATATGAGGAATTAGATAGTACTGAAGGAGATTTGTATAATAAATATTTCAATAAACAAGCATATACAAGTAAAGAATCTAAGGAGGGTGAAAACTCAAAAAATTCCAATACATCAGAGCAATCAGAAGCAAAGGAAGACCAGTAAAGGTTGATGCTGATGTAGGAGAAGCTATAGAGTTATATGGATTTGTCAAAGATGGTTTTTCTCTCCAAGATTTGGGGATGGAAGAACTTGATTGGGATTTATCCATTAAATTCAAATTTTTAAGAGAAGAAATTGCAAAATATGAAAAAGATAAAATGGAGGAGATGAATAATAATTAAAAATGGCCAATGATTTTAATATTGATGTTGGTTTTAATACCAAAGGATTTACTGATATGTTTGGTAAAGGAGGAGCTGGAACGGTTGATTCTGGTGTTGGTGCAGGTCCAAATGGCACATCAAAATTAAGTAGTGGGATTGGTAAAGGTTTATTTACTGCACTTAAAGCTACTGGAATTATAGCTTTGTTGATGAATTTGAAAGTTATAGTGGATTTATTATCAGGAATTTTAGGGATGATAAATTTATTGGTTTTGGTTGGACTAAAAGGAATGATTGATTTTTTTAAAGATCCAGTCCGTGGTTTAGTTGGTTTAGCAGTATTAATTACTAATGGATTTTTAACAGGTATTGAAGCTTTAATTAATTTTTTACCAGGAGTTAGTGGTGTTGAAATTGGTAGATTCAGAACTGATATAATGGATGAAAATATTGCTAAAGGTATGGAAATTGGTGAAGCATTGGCTGAGAGTTTTATGCTTGAAGATGAATATCAAAAAGCAAAACAGGCACAAGTTGAGGCTTTAGCAATGGAAACATTAAAAACAAATTTAGCTGAATTTGCACTTCAAAGAGATAAAGCTGAACTTACAGGATTAATGAGTGATGATTTTACTAGTAATGTTGTTCCAGCTTTTGATGGACTGAGTTCCACAATGACAACTTTTTTCATTAATTGGAAAAAAGCTATGGATGAGGCTAATGAAAAACTTGATGCTGATTCAAGATCTGCTAGAGTTAGTTTTGCTACAAGTTACAAAGGAACTGCTTTAACAGAATCTGAAAAATTGGGTGCTGCAAGATTACAAAGTACCACAATTAAAGAAGCTGATGCTAGAGCATTTAATTATTTAACGGGGTTGAGTAGATAATGGTAGGTCAAAGTTATATTAGATTAAAATATTCAGATGCTAATGAAGAAGGTAGAAAAATATTCATTAATATTGAACCAATGGATAGATCAAAAGGAATTCCTACTGCAGATATTCCTATTCCTACTTTAGATTCATCAAAAAGGATATTAATTCCAACTGGAGGTAATGCTGATGATTTTTCTGTTATGGCAGTTTTACATGAAGAATCATCACAAGTTGCAGTAGATGTGAGTACTACTGGAGTTGAAACAGATCAAACTGATGTTAGATCAATTAAGGAACAATGGGATTTTATTTTTGATGAAATTTATGAAGTTCCTGAAGCTTATGCAATAACTGCAAGTTATGAATTATATTTACATTGGAATGATAGGACATATGAAGGTTGGAGTACTGTTCAGAGTTCAATTAGTAATGAAAATTATACAGGTGAAATTCCAGTTAGATTTTCTTTCAAAACAGGTAAGAATCCATTAAATTATTTGACATAGAGAAATGGTAGTAACAATTAAAGAAAAAGGAACTGATGATACTGATACAGCAGTATGGAATAAGGTAGATAAAATCAATAATAGTTCTGTTGATTTTTCTTATGTTAATGTATCTCCTGCTTTTAATCTTCAAATGAAGGATGAAATTTCATTACTTGATGTTCAAAATACTAAAATTTTTGGAGGATTTATTAGAAGTATTAATAATAATTTATTAAAAGAAACTATTGCTTTTGGTTATGATGTATTGTTATCTGATATAGAAATTCAGAAAAATTTTGAGAACTATTCTCCTGAAGGAATTATTCAGTATTGTGTAGAATATGCTGGACTTGTTTATAATAGTACTATTACTTCAGGAATTACTGTTAAATTGTATCCTGCTAAAGATAAGAAATTAAAATATATTATTGATGATATGCTAAATGTACTTGGTGCTGTTAGTAGAGTTGATAATGATAAAAATTATTATCTTGAATATGCTGGAGAGACTTTAAATTCTACTACTCTAACAATTGGATCAAATTGTTCTCTTGAATCTGGTTGGGATTTGGATACTGATAATTTATGTACTCAAGTAAAAGTTAAAGGAGATATTGAAACTATCCAAACTGAAGAACCATTTAGTGGTGATAATTCTGAAACAGAATTTTCATTGGCAAATATTTTTGTTAGTATTAAAGTAGAACATCCGGTAGGAACAGAATTGAAACCAGAAATTTCTGGAATACAAACAGGAGATTATTCCATTTCAAGAGAAACTCAAAAAATCATTTTCAATTCTGCTCCAGCTACTGGAACTGATAATATTTTAATCACCTATACTTATGATAGGGAAATTACATATACCGAATCTAGTGAAATAATTTTACCAGATAAAAGTAATCTTCATAGACACACAGTTAAAAAGGATTATTTGAAAGATATTGAAGATGTTGAAGCTTATGCTTCAGATTACTTAAATAAGTTCTCAAAACCTCTTGTGAGTGGTGTAGTTTCATATAATAATCTTAACATTAACGATTTTAAAATCAATAATAGTATTAAAGTAATTGATAATACTAGAAAAATTGATGGGAACTTTGTTAATAAAACATTAATAATTAAAAGAGTTGTAAGAGAATTTGGTGAAGCTGGTGCAAGTTTGATGATCCATGTTGGAGAAAATACTGAATTTAGTTTTAATAGAGGTATTGAACAAGAAACCAGATTAAAACAATTGGAAGAACATATAACTACTGCAGAATTATTGCAATTTGGAATTAAAACATACAATGCTGTTGAACTTCAATTTGATCTGGATGTAACAGATCTTGAACTTAGAACTTTTGATAGTGATACATTTTATTTGGAAGAAAATTCAGCAGGAATAAGAAACCAAATGAAAGAAGATGGGACTGGACCAGTTATGAGAGAGACAGGATATACTGTTGGTGGTTCTCAACCAATTACTACAAATACAGCAGTAATTACAACAACATATCAAGATATTGCTAAAGATAATTTTGTTAATTTATTATTAACTAATATTACACATTTAGCAGTTGGTGATGATAATACTACTCCAGTTGTAACTAATATTACAATGAACAATGAAACTTATAGAAAAGCATCTACAATTACTAGAACAGGATTAATCATAACTCAAAAAGCAGTTCTTGATATTACTGAAAATAATGGTAATACTGTTTATGAAATGGCTGGTTTTGATGCTGCAAGTAGTGGGAATATGTATTATCATAATTTAACTACTGTAGTTGCTAAAGATGGTAATACTGAAATTAGATTGAGTAATGTTACAACTGTAACTTCATTAAATAAGGACTTATAAAAATGGTAATGCAAAATTATACTTTAAATATTGGAAAAACAGGAAACCTTGATGCTTTTGATGATGTAACTCATATAGCTTTTGGTGGTGATTCAACAGATCCTCAAGAATCACAAACTTCATTAAATAATGAATTATTGAGAATTGAAGTTTTAACAAAAACTAAAGACACAATAAATAAAACATATACATTCACTTATAGATTATCTTTATTTCAATTAAATGGAGTTGATGTGTATGAAATGGGTTTGTTTAATGCAAGTTCAGGAGGAGATATGGCAGGAGCTTTGGTACTTGATAATGTACTAAATAAAACTTCTGATGATGAATTGTTAGGAACTATATTAGTTAAAACAGATTTAGTCAATGTATAAATACATTTAAAAATAATAAAAATGAGAAATAAAATATGGCAATAAGAAATACGAAATTAGGAGGTACTAATTGGGTGGAAGAAGGTTTGAAACCACTATCAGATTTAAATGATACTTTTGATGCTACAATAGATAAAGCAGATGAAGCTAACACAGGTTTTGCTGAATTAGCTTTAAAAAATTTGAAAGATAATAATATATTTACTAATGGTGGGACTATGGCAGCAGATGAATATACAGATTCAACTGGACTTAATGACACAGTAAACACTGGAAGTTCAACAGCTGTATTTGATACTGATGGTTATGTTTTACCTTATACATCCTCAGCTGATGATACTACTTATGATCCAAATTCTGTGAGTAATCCAAGCTATGCTTTTGATCGTAATTTATCTACAATAGCATATACTAATGTTGTTAGTGTTAGTTCTACTAATAAAACATTAGGTAAAACATTTTCTGAAAGATTAGTAGGAAATGTGAAAGTAATTGCAAGTGCTTATGTTGATAATGGAAGTTATGATGAAGGAGGGAGAATAGAATTAATGACATATAATGGTTCTATTTGGAGTTCTGTGGCAACCTTAGCAAATAATTTAGGAGTTGCAGGACCTGGAGTTTTTTATGCTGGTGTATATAATTTAAATGCTACTGTTCAAGGGGTGGCTATTAAATGCTCCACAAGTTCAACAAGTTCAGGGTCTGGAGTTCCACACAGGTGTGAGTGGTATGAATTAGAACATGATTTTGAATATACTACTGATAAAGAAGTAGTTTGTGATACTAATACTGTTGAATTAAATAGTGAGAGTGAAAGTATTTGTTTATATAATGATGCTGAATTTCCAACTTCTGGTGTATCAGATAATACTCCAGACACCGAAGCACACGGAGTAAATTTAAATACTAATTTAAATAATACAAATAAATTTGGATTCCAATTTAAACCAAAAGTTGATTGTTTTTTATTTGCTGCAGCAATGGATGAGAATTGTTATCTTATGGATACTTTTCAAGTATATAAAGGAGAATCATTTAGTTCAGCAGAGTTGATTGATACTGGTGTGAAACAAGCTGCAAATGATTTAATTTGGGGTCCTTATAATGCTTTATTTAATATGGTTTATTTAAAAGCAGATGAGTATTATTGGGTTTCATCTAAAAGAACAACATCTGGTAGTAGTAGATATAATTCTGTAAATGCAACATTTCCAATAATTAAAACAAATATAGATATTACAAAAGGTTTATATAGTGGGAGTGAATCAACTGTAAGATTAGGAAATTATGTGAGTCTTAAAATTATACCTGGGACAACTGCAGACCCTGATTTAACTGGAGCAAGTTTTGATGTTACTGATGGAGTAACCACAATTAATTTTCCAATTGATAAAACTACAAACAAAACTGATATTAAACCAAGAGGAGCTTTAACTGATGGTCCTATTACAATTAAACATAAAATTTCAACAACCAATACACAAGCAACTCCAAAAGCAAAAGCATGGGGTTGTAAAATAATATAAAATGGCAACAAACGATATTTATCAAAAAGTATTAAAAAGAGTATTTAAAGGCAATATTGGAAAACAATTCCAATTATTGAGACAAATGAAAGAGATTAGAGATTGTCAAGAGGAATGGTTAAGTATAGGTTATGAACCAAACCAAACTCAAATATATCACATCACAAAAGTAACTCTTGAATATGAGAGTTATGATTCTCAAATTAGAAATTTACTTGGAGAAACTGCTTTAAATGATATGGTTGATCCGATTGAAGAACCACCAACAGAATAATAAAGTATATAAATAATAATTGTTATAATATATTAAATGGAATTCAAATTTAATAAATATAATAATTATATTGGTAGTACTGAATACCAAAAGACCTGGACTAAACATATTTTTAAAAAACAGCCAGATATTAATTTTACTGCAGCAAAGCATGATGTACATTATTCTATGATATTTGCAGAGAGAAATCAAGTTGTAAGATTAATAATGAAAATAATGTATGATTTGGTATTTTTAGTTTTGGGAATTACTAGATGTTTTAAAAATCTCAGATGGGGAGGAATTGGAATAATTATGATTTTTTATATTGTATTACTAATTAGTTCTCCTTATTATTTATGGATCAACAGAAATGTTATATTTGATTTAGATTAAAAATGGTAAATAAAAATAAATGCAAACGGCAATATCATGCTAACAAAGTAAAAAAAGCAGCAACATCTTTAATTAGTTCAAAGAAAGCTGAGTTTAATTCATATATAGATGAATATATTGATGAGAGAAATAAAAATAATATATCTTTTCTAAAAACTAAGGAAGAAGAATATGATATTTCAAACAAATTAGAAAATGTTACGAATAATGATTTAGGAGCAAAAATAGACACTATTTCATCAGAGTTAAGTAAATATATTAAACATAGTAAAAAGTTTAGATTAATACAGATTGTGTTTGGGATTGGGCTAGGTTTAACTTCATTAGGATTGTTTATTTATGGAAAAATTAAAATTGATACATTTATGGATCTATTAAAAGTAGGATTATCAACATTTGGTCTTGGTTAGTTGTACTAAAAATATTTAAATAATAAAAATACAATATATTTATACCCAATTAATTTTGGGTGATATGCTAACTCATTTTTTGTATGGGTATTTGATATTAAAACAAAAAAAGGTGGTTTTTAAACTTTTCCCCCTTTTTGAAATTCTTATATATTACATAATAAATACATAGTTTTATAAACTAATTTTCTAAAATTCTAAAAAATACAAAAAAACATTTATGAGTATAAGCTTTATATTATATATATATATAAAAAGAGTTATGCTAATGCTAACGACAGCAACATAACAACTAACTTAATATTCATTACTTAATAATTATAGAAAAGATTATAAAAGATAATAATAATATTATTATTAAATTAAAAAAAAGTTTGAGGAGTTGGGGAACTCCGAAAGAATTAGGATCTATGATACTTATTACTATATTCTATTCTTTATAAAGATTTTTATTTTAATTTGGAGACAACAATGAAATCCAATGAATTTATAAGAGAACATATCAAATCTGATGAAAGACAAAGGAGCAGTAAAAAATTAAATTTACTGAGTAAAAAACATAAAGAGTTTGGTTATTATTTAGAACTGATCCAAAAAGAAAATATTGCAAAATTATTTATTAATTTACAAACGAATGGATATTTAATTCAAGGAATGGTCAAGGAACATATGACTACAAGTTGTTTTAGACATTTCATAAATGTATTGTGTGCTAATAATTTTTTAGAAATAATTGAACCTCCAGAAGATATATTTGTTCAAGTATCAGAAGTTTATAATGATTATATAGCAAACAAAACTAATTTTTTCAGACTAACTAAAAAGGGAAGTGATTTTTTGAATTTAGATATAGTTAAAGATTATTTAATTGAAGAATATGAGGATTATAAAAATGAGCTTTTATAAAACAAGAAAATTTCAACAGTTCAAACATGAAAAGAATAAACTCTGGTCCATTGATGATATTACAAAAGATTTTCAATGTTCTAAAATGTTTCTGACATTACATTTCAATGATTTTGCTTTTGATTGGCAATTAATAAAACAACATAATTTAACTAAGGGCCAGATCCAGAAATATGCTGAGAAATTAAATGAATTAGGATTGGTAAGTTTTAGATTATTAAGTGAATTATCAAGTAATATGCAAGAAGCAATAATGAGTATAACTCCAGATTTTACAAAAATTTATTCTCAAAATCCTAAAGTATATATAATTACTCCAGCTGGAAAAACTAAATGGAAAAAAATTGTAACAAATATTCTAAAAAATATTGGAGCAAATCAAGGACTATATGATTTAGTCCAACAATTAATGAAATGGAGTAAAAGTTTTAGAACAGTAAAACAAAAAATAATCTCAGAAGAAAAAGATAATTATTTTAGAATAGTTAAATTTCCGAATGGAGATATAATTGAAAAAGATACTAAAAAAAAGATAGATCTATTAGTTGCAGTAAAACAAGTAAAAATGTCCCAATCAACTGGAACTGATCTTGTTTTGAATGATAAAAATTCTGAATTAATGTTGATCCAGGAAGTTAAAGAAGAATTAAAAAATAAAAAGAAATGTTATAATGGAATTTATTCTAATTTAAATTCAGCAGAAATTTCTAACTTAACTGAATTTGTTGTTAAAGATAATCAAACATTTACTAATTCTGAAGGCAAGAGTCAATTCAAAATATCAAAAAAAGAAGAAAAGATTAAATTAGAGCATGAAAAAGAATTAAATGTTAGAGGTCATAGAGAATTATTAATAATGCAAGGAGTAAATATTAATCAAGTTGAAAAAGATAAAATATTTAATGAAGGTATGAATTTCCTAAATAATTTAGGATAAATACAAAGGTTTATATATAACTATAAACTTATAATAATTACAAGGTGGTTTAACTATGGAAAATAATGAAGATTATCAAAGTGTAGAAGATATTTTAAAAAAAATGTCTCCTAGAAAAGAAAAGTGTAGAGCATTTTATGCTGCTGATATTGCTACAAAAGCAGTATCTTGGGATGGGAGTTGGATAATATAAAATGACTGAAATTAAAGGTAATGTACTTTGTAAAAGTAGTACTACAGAAATAATAGAAGTTGAAGCTAATGGAAAAACTTCAAAACTTGAATTAACTGATGCTGTAAAAAAATATAATCCTAAAGGATTGGAAGCAGGAGTAGAATACTATATAATGTATAATGATGAGACCAATATGTGTCTTTATGCAAAAAAGAAAGCTGTAACTGCTACAAAAAGTAATTTAAAATCTTATGATTCTAAACCTGAAGTAAAAAAACCTGAAATTAAAAAGGTTAAATCAGAAGTAAAATTAAAAGAATCTGTATTTAGTACATTAAACAGTATTGAATGTAATATTTCAAAAAAAGGAAGATATAATTATGTTTCTTGGACTGAAGCATGGAGTGAAGTTAAAAGTATTTATCCAGAATCAACATTTAAAGTTTATGAAAATACTGAAGGTTTTCCTGCTTTTATTATGGATGATATTGGAGCTTTTGTTAAAGTTGGAGTTACTATTGCAGGAATTGAACATATTGAAAACTATCCAGTATTAGATTTTAATAATAAAGCAATTATAGGAATCAAATTAAATGTGTTCGATATTAATAAAGCAATTAAAAGGTGTATGACTAAGGCATTAGCATTTCATGGATTAGGATTATATATTTATGCTGGTGAAGATTTACCTGAGGAGAGTAAGAAATGAAAGAAATTAATTTAATTCCTCAAGAATTTATCAAAAAAGAAAGAATAGTTGATCAATTAGGAGAATTGGCTAAAGGCCTGGATCTATATGATGAAGAAAATTTATTTGATGTATATTTATATTTGAATCAAATTAAAAAAGAATTGGATATAGTTCAAAAATTATATGATAAAAAAATTAGAAATATTTCTAATGAAGAATCAGTAGATAATGATAGATTCACTTTAGAATTCAAATCAAGTAAATTATTTGATAAGGAAAAAGCAAATAAATATATTTTTGAAAAAAATATGCAAAATGAATTTATGGTTCAAGATTTGGATTATAAAAAAGTTCAGAATTATATTAAATCAATGGAAAATTATGATGATTTTACTAAGCTGGGAGCTAAAAAGATCACTCTTAAAAGGAAGGTAAATTTAAAATGAGAGAAATAGTATATTTAGTCGTAAACAGAAATAAAGTTGATAGAATAAATAAAAATCTACCTAGTATAAAAAGGGGAGAGATTATTGTTAAATTAACAGTAAATGTTGCTGATAAATGTTTTGGAACTGCTACAATTCCTCAAGAAATTTTCATAGAAGATTGGAGAGATGGAGTTGATATGGAAGATGTTGAATTCAATAAGAATTTAATTACTAGAGAAGAATCAGAAATTATTAAACAAAAAAGATTAGATAAGATGAAAGAAATTTTAGAAAATCAAGGTTATACAATCGAAAAACCAGAGGAAAAAGATGAATAAATACTCAGAAGCAACAATCGAAAAAGCAATTAATATGGAATTTGAAGTAAAGAATGGAACTTATTTTACCGAACCAACTACTGAGGATGATGTATATAAACATAAAATCAAGTGGGATAATAAAAGAGGTCCAGTTTGTGGCTGTAAATGGTCTCAAATTAATCTGAAAAAAGGGCTAGATAGAAAACTCTGTTCTCATGCTTTAGGAGTGTTATTGATTAAGAATAAGAATGATTTCTGGAAAGAAGTTTCAGGGGGACAAAATGGCTGCTAAAACTATTACTTGTAGAGAACTTATGATAAATTACTTTAAACCAGCACCAGGAATGGTTACTGCTGAAGTATTAAAAACTCATAATTCCTTCAAAAGTTTTGCAGTTAGTACAATTAAAAATAATTTATCTGTATTAAAACAAGAAGGATACTTAGTTATAGGATTTAGAACTAAAGGAATGTGGGAAAAATATAAAAAACCAGCAGGAGTAAGAATTGGATGTGGAAATTTTTTCCCTGGAAAATGTTATTATAAATTAAAAGAATAAAAATGGTAGAGAAAGTAAAAATCAATGTAAATGATATGGGAGCTAATCAATGTATCAACTGGATAGAAGAAATATTTAATAAAAATCCTTTGGGAACAACTGATGAAGTTGCAAGTAAAGAAGTAGTACATAAATTAAGAGTACTTTTTAGTAAATATGAAGATAAGACCACAAAACAACAAAAAATAATAGATTATGCTCTTGAAGGCACTAAATTAAGTGGAAAAGATAAGACTGAACTGGTGAGGTTGTTATTAGAATAAAATGGCAGATTTTAAACAAGCAGTTGAGTGGATGAAAGAAGGAAGGAAAGTAAAAAGGTGCGATAATTTTTATTTAATATTAGGAAATAATGAAATTATAATACATAAAATCAAAGGAAAAAATATGGATAGTAACCCAAAATTAGATTTAATTGATATTGACTCAACAAATTGGGAAATTTATGAAGAACCTATAGAAGTTCTTACTGCTAGTGAAATACAACAAAGATCACTCAGAGATTTACAACCTTCAGTTAGATTTATTATGGAAAGTTATTTAGAAATTATTAAAGAAAAATTAAAAAAGGGTATTAAAGAAAGAATAAAAGAGTTTAATGATGATAACCTTACATTAGCTGAACCCTCAGATATACCTGAAGATTGGTTTGATTATGTATTTAATGAGGAGTTTAAATGATGAAAGGAGTTAAAAAAGGTTACAAACATAAAAAAATAACAAAAAGAAATAGAACTGAAGATGTTTTAGAATTGGTTGAGACTGATTGGAAAAGTACTAATTTTTTAGTAAAAAAATCAACTGAAGCTGGAATATACTCCACAGGCCATTCTGTTAAAAAACATTTAGAAATTTTAGTTGAAGAAGATAAAGTTGAAATGGAGATCAGAGAAGATATGGGGAAAAATATGTTTTGGAGATTAAAAAACAAATAAACCTACAATAATTTAGAAAATGAAAAATTTAAAAGAAAAAATTGAAATAAGACAACAAATCACAAAAAATGAAAATGTATTATTACATTTAATTAGAATTGAAAATGAAATAGGAGAAGCAGTTTTTAAATTTAATAATTGGTTAGAATATGATTCAAATATTCCTTGTAAAGATAGGGATCTAATTGATGATAAAATAAAAGAAATATTTGGAGAATTTAAATAGTACAATTATTATATAAGACAAATGACAAACAAAATTGATTTAACAAAAAGTGAGTGTAAAAATGCTATGTATACTTTATATGAAGCATACTTGATAACTGAAAAAGAAAAGATAACAATATTAAAAAATATTGAAACCTCTAAAATTTTGAGAGAGGATTAATCTACAATAATTTAAACTAAAACAAAATGGAAAAAAGTAGGATAATTAAGAAAGATGATAACTAATAATATTTACAAAACTGAAAAGTTTACTAAAATGTGTGATTTAAGAGATTGGCTTAATAAGAAAATATTTATTGAGATTAAATTAATTCAATTTGATAAAGAAAAACAAACTTTAGAAGTATTTTATCAATTGCAATAAACGGCAGATTTTTAAAAATCCGAATTACTTAAAAACCCCTTTTAAAGCAATACAGGAGAGGATTATTTATTTATAAAGCCGAAACAATTATAAATATAAAAATCCAGATTTTTATTACAATGGAAAATAATTCATTAATAACAAACGAAGAAGGCATAGTTTGCCGAAAAGAAATACTTATTACTCCTTTAGACGATAATCAATTAGCAAATGCTAAAACTGAGTATGATAATTTAGTAAATCAAAAAAAAGATGTTCTTGAAAAATTACATCAAATTAATAGTTTGATTGAAGAATTTAATGGAGTGTTTGATGAAGTTAAAGCAGAGGAAGATACTAGTAATGTCGAATCTGAATCAGAATCTGAAAATGTTTCAGAATCTGAATAAATAACTTTATAAAGTAACTTACATATATACTTTACTATACAGAGACAACATTTTTGTTCTAAAATTTGTTTCTATGTTAAACCACCGTTTAGATAGAACTCTGTATTAATCTTATAAATGAGCTTCACAGCAAGATTTTATAAGACTTATTTTAACAACATAAATTCCAAAACAATTATAATAATATTCTCTAAATACAAAGGTTTATATATAAGTAAATATATTATATATTTACAAGGTGGTTTAACAATGGAAAAGTATTATGAAAACGATATTACTCCTTATTTATTAGAGATAGGGAAACAGAGATTTAAGGTTGTATTCAAGAGGAATGCAAAAAAAGGGTTTGTATTTTTTATGACAAACATTTATATTAATACTTTATGTAGTATAGGAAGTATTGGAACAATGATTTGGAGTTTGATTTAAAATGATAAGAAAAACTAGATTATTTTATAATAAAATAGAAACAAATCAATTAATATATGCTGCATCTGAAAAAGCATCTGCTATTGATGCTGATGCAATGGAGAGTTATATATATAAAATAGTTAATGTAAAATCAACTAGAAAATTAAATTTAATTATAAAAGATATGAATAAAATTTGGAAGAATTTAAAACTTCCACAATATTAAAATGAAAAATAGTGAAAAAAAAAGTTTAAGAGAAATCAAAAAACAAATAACACTTTTTAGAAATACAATTAGTGATATTTCTGAAGAAGTGGTAAATAGATGTGATATTGAAAGAGAAAGGAATGAAAACTCTGAAAAAATTGATAAATTTGAAGAAGAAGAAAATGTACTTGATACTTTAAATGATGATTTAGATACAATACAAGATGATATTCAATTAATTATTGATGGGGTTGGATTATAAAAATGGATCAAGAAATTAGAGTAGAATTAGATATGTTAAAAAGATTGGCTAATAATAATCAAACTGTTATTATGCAGTTAGGAAATGATTTTATGCAACTTAATTTAAATGCAACAAATACAATAGATGTAGCAAAAGAAACATTAAAAAATATTGATCCTTTAACTAGAAGATTAGGTGAAGTATTACCAATGATAGTTCAGAATCAACAATTGATGTTGAAAGAGATAGAGGAACTAAAAGAAAAAGTTTCCCTGGCAACCCTTCCAAAAGAAAAATGAATAAAAAAATTACAATGGTATTAAGGATTCTCGATGAATCAGAAAACATATCAAAAGAAGATATGAAAAAAGCAATAGGAAAACCAATATATGATAGGACTGTTTCAGTTACAGAATCTAAACTTCCAGAAAAATTAGGAGTTATTTCAAAAGTTTGGTTAGATGGAAATAAATTAATGGCTGAAGGTGTGTTAGAATAAAATGGGATTAGATTTTGATTTAAATTGTAGATGCTGCAATACTGAAGTATTCTCTAAAAATATTACTCATAATTTAACTAAAATGGCGGATGAAGCAGGAATATATGAAGTTTTATGGAGACCTAAAGAAAATAATTATATTTATGCAAGAGATATTATTGGTAAATTAAATGGAGGATTAGGAAGATTAAACTCTAATCCCGAAAAGTTTAAAGAATTTAATGCTCCAAATGGTTGGGGAATGTATGAACATTTTGTTCTTTTTGTAGAAGCAGTATTAGAAGCTTGTAATGAATATCCTGATAGTAAAATAGAAGCAAATACATAAGTTTATAAATATTAAAAATGTGAATTTAATATCTTGGCACTTGAGCTATTCTACTTCGGTTTAATGGTTTATTTAAGTTGAGGTCGAAAGGAGTGTTTATTTTTCCTAAATTAAGCTACTATAGATGCAGGAAATCTCACCCACGAGTCTTAATATTTATATTAAGGTAAATATGTAAAGGTGTTAAAACCAGAACATATTTAGGTTTAGCAACTGGGTTTGAAGTTCGGTTTTGGATTGATCATCTGGAACTGGAATTAAAACTCCATTCACTTCTTTTGTCAAAAAACTAATTCTGAAATTAAAACATAAATTTAAAAATTCTAAAAATGTAATTTTATTATGACAGATTTTTTATATCTTTATCGTTGTGGCATTTGTAATAGGAATTTATCAATACCTTTAAGGAACATTGATACTAACTCTGACAGTAAAGGAATCTATGAACAATTCTTTGATATTATTAATAAAACAAATAAAGAATGTGTTTATTGTGGAAACAATATTAAATTTTCTAAGGTAGAATTCCCAATAAAATTCTTAGATAATGAAGATGAACCTATATTAAATACAAAGGTTTATATATAAACAAAAATAGATATAAATTACAAAGGTGGTTTAATTATGGAAAAAGAATTATATACATTAAATAAAAAATATTATGAAAAGAATGATACATGGGATATTACTATAAAATTTGGTGATTATACTCATGTTGCAGCAGGACTTACTAAAAAGGAAGTTGAAACTAGATATGAATTTTTTGAGGGAGTGCTTGAATGTTTAGGTTACATGATTAAGAATGATTATGTTAAAAAACCTAAAAATAGATTTGATACTAAAGCAATTGCTGAGGAGTGTAGAAATGAGTAGAGAAATAAAATTTAGAGGTATAAGAAAAGATAATGATGAATGGGTTTACGGTTATTTTTTCAAAACAGCAGATGATAGATATTGGATAACTATAAATAATAAAGATAAAACTTATGGAGACATTGAAGTGATTCCTGAATCTGTAGGAATGTATATCGAACTTAAAGATAAGAACAATAAAGAGATTTATGAAGGAGATATTATTAAATATTCTCACGAAGATAATACTTTTAGTAGAAGTTTTATAAGATATAAGTTTGGAATGTGGGAAACTATACCTATATATGAAAGTAGCGAATATATTTTGAAAAAAGATAGGGAAGAATTAGTTGAACCATTAACTAATGTTTTTGTTGAATCTAATTTAAGTAAAACTTCTTTATTTAAAGTAATTGGAAATATTTATGAAGATAAAAAATTACTGGAGAAACAAAATGAGTTATGAAGCAATAGAACCATTTGTAGCCATAGATACAGAAGTATTTAGAGATTGGAAATGGAATTTTTTTAAGTATTATAAAATACTTAAATCAGATTATACTGAAAAAGGAGTAACTATATTATTTATAAAATTTGGAATAAGAATTACTGAAGAACTATGAAATATCTGAATAAAAACAGCCATGAAGTATCAAAAGAAGAATTTGAAAATCTACAAAAAATAGATCTAAGTTTATATGGAAATGCTTATGTTGAAAAAAATAAAAAGAGTTACAGGTTATTAGATCCTGAAAAAATAACTATAATTAAGAAAAATGAGTGAAGAATTAAAATCAATGCACAATAAGATAAAATTTCTGGAAGAACCACATGAATATTGGATAGAAGAAATTCAATATTTGAGTGTAACAACATTCCTAAAAAAATACCATGAAGAATTTAATGCTGAATTAATTTCTACTAAAATGTCAAGGGGAAATTACTTCAAGAAAGCAAAACTATTATGTGAATGGAGTGTATCAGCTCCTTGGGGAACTTATATACATAGATTATTAGAATTACATTGTATGGGGCATGCAATAGATGTAAATCACATAGAACCTCAATTAATGGAAGGAATAAGATTAATAGATCAATTAAAAGAAGAAGGATGGATTATTGCAATCCCTGAAATGAGAGTATTCCATGAAGAATCTAAATTATGTGGAACTGCAGATTTAATTATGGTCCATAAAGATAATCCAAAATTAATTAAGATAGTTGATCATAAAACTTGTAAAACTATTCCAAGAACAGCTTTTGGTTGTAAAATGTGTTATGCTCCAATAGAACATTTAGATGATTGTAAAGAAATGCATTATCAGCTACAACTAAGTGTTTATGGATATTTTATTAGAACTGTATTTCCAGATTATGAGATTGATAGTTTAGAATTATTACATTTAGCAAAAGATTCTCCAGGAAAAAGAATTAAGTTGGATTACATGGAAGAAGATGCAGCAAAAGTAGTAAAACATTATATTGAAAATAAAAAATGAAGGATTTATTAGAAGATTTAAAAGGAGATAAGATATTTGAACAAGTAAGTATGGAATTTGTAGGAACAACTAATAAATTTACAAATG